TCATGCTTTTTCCAAGTAGCGGACAGGATCGTCCCCACAGAGCACCTTTGTGGGATGCGCTGTAAGAATTCCCGTTGGACAGGAAAAGAAACAACGGCGCAGGACGCCGTTGTCACTCGGGAGAGAATCTCTCCGGATTACTTGAAGGTGATCTGAGACAAGGCGCGGTCAACCAAGGCGTTGATCTGCTCACGGGTCATGCCCTCGAACAGCTTGACCGCCTCGGCGACCTTGACCTTGGGCACAGCCACTCGGGCGTGGCTCGTGTCTGGCTCGGTGCCTGTCTTTTCCTCCGCCCGAATGATGTGGTACTTGAACGAATTGCTCGCCCGGTAGTACACAGCCTGCTGGGCTTTGGTGCGGTCAGTCCTGCTCTGGGAGAGAATCTCTCCGGCCCTCTTCTCCGACACCTTCAACGCCCCAATGAATGCGTTGCACATCCATTCGGTGCGGTAAGCTGTCTGCCCCTCAACATCAAGCTTCTGGTGGTGCTTGTGGAAGGGGCGGGTTGCTTCCTCCAGCAAGCGCAGCTCACCCATCTGCTTGGCGGCGAGGCGTTGGCTGAACACAGCCATGGTGACTTTCGATTGGTTCATGTTACTTCTCCAGTTAGTTTAAGGATGCCCTCGGGGTTTCCCCCTTGGACACTTCCAGTATCACATGACGGGGTTTTAAACATGGTCTAGAACCCCATCCCTGAACCCCACCATACCCCCACCAACCCATATATAACGACGACATACCAGCCAGCCAGAACACTGTTTCTCTCCCGCAAATCAATCTTTTGTAATACTTAACCACTACCCCCATAAATTTTTTAAAAAATTCTACAAAACCCTTGTCCAACGATTGACAGGGGGGTATACTGCGCATGTTGGTGACCAATGGAGAGGCTTGGTTTAAATGAGGAGCCGTGTAGGCACACGCAAGTGGAAAAGGGGAACTACCAGCCAACACCCCCCAAAACAAAAAAATCCCCCAGCCGTTGCCAACTGGGGGAGTAAAGAGGGGGGATAATCACAAACCCCCTGGAGGAGAAGCAAATGAGCATTTTTGCTGATTGGCCGAAGGCCAACTGGCAACTGCTTGCACACTTACCGGGATTGAGTGTACATTAGCGCAATCGCAGGTTCAAGGGCTTATGCGCGTATGCTGGATCATTTAATAGATTTCTCTCCCGAGGTGAGTACTCACCAAGGGAAAAGCGTTGCCGTAAACAAACTGTCCCCGGCAGATTTGGTGGACGCCAAGGTAAAGACTGCCGACTGGCTCAAGGGGCTTGGTGCGGTTGATACCGACGAAGCGGTGGCACAGGCAGAGATTGACGCCGCCAGGGCGTCTTTTACCGGGATGATTACGGCGGTCCCAGCCGAGATTACACACAAGCACCTGTCACAGATAAAAACCCCAGCGGCTGTGCAGCACCTGGTTGGGATGTTGTCTGCATACGACTGGGAGTTTGTGGAACGCGCCAAAGAGATTCGGGGCTACACCGTGGCCAAACTGCTAGAAGAAGCAGAGAACCCCAACGCCAACATACGCCTCAAAGCGCTGGGTCTTTTGGGAAAAATCACGGAAGTGGGCCTGTTCACCGACAAAATCGAGGTCAAAAAGGAGTCTTTGAGCGACGACGAGATCGACCAGAAGATCAAGGACAAGCTCAACAGGTTCATGGGCGTCACCGACGCCGCATTGATTGAGGACATAGAAGTTAGTACTCACACACCCACGGCTGATGAAGCTCAACGACCTGACGCTCTCCCCAACTGAGATCGCTGCTATCCAGCAAGCGCTCCCAACACTCTCCATCAAGGAGAAGATGGAGCTTTTTGACATGTTGGAGGAGCGTGAGCGGCGCTACGGTGTGGCAGCAGCACGCCAGGACATGATTTCCTTTGCCAAACGGGTCTATCCAGGCTTCAAAGTGGGTCCGCACCACAGGAAACTGGCCAAAATCTTCACCGATGTGATTGAGGGGCGCAAAAACCGGGTCATCATCAACATTGCCCCCCGTATGGGCAAGTCAGAATTCAGTTCTTACCTGTTCCCAGCGTACTTTCTAGGTAAATACCCTGATAAGAAGATCATCATGGGTACGCACACCGCGTCTTTGTCCGAAGACTTTGGCCGCAAGGTCCGTAATTTGATCGACAGTGAGGACTACCGTGAACTATTTCCCCAAACCGTTGTTGCCGATGACCAAAAAGCGGCTGGAAAATGGTCCACTGCGGCGGGCGGGCAGTACTACGCCGCTGGTGTTGGCGGCGCACTTGCTGGACGCGGCGCTGATCTATTCGTTGTTGATGATCCGCATTCGGAACAAGACGTAAAAGCCAACAGTCGTCTAGCGTTTGACACGGCGTGGAGCTGGTTCCAGACTGGACCCCTCCAGCGCTTGATGCCGGGGGGCGGGATCATTGTGGTGATGACCCGCTGGGGCAAACTGGACCTGACCGGGCGGCTGATCGACTACCAGACCAAGAACCCCAACTCACCCGCATGGGAGATCGTGGAGTTGCCCGCCATACTGAACGAAGGCACGGACGACGAGAAGTCCCTGTGGCCAGAGCAGTGGCCCCTGGCAGCGTTGAAGTCGGCCAAAGCCTCAATTGACCCCCAGTACTGGAACGCCCAGTACATGCAGCAGCCCACCAGCGACAACGCGGCCATCATCTCCAGAAAGAACTGGCGCATCTGGGAGCCAGAAGACCCACCCACCTGTGAGTACATCATCCAGAGTTGGGACACGGCGTTTGAAGCCAAGACCAGCGCCGACTATTCAGCGTGCACGACCTGGGGCGTGTTCTACAACGAGGAAGAGAACGACGCGGCGCAGGTCATACTGCTGGATGCGTTCAAGGACAGGATGCAGTTCCCCGAGTTGAAAGCCACCGCGCTCAAGCACTACAAGGAGTGGGAGCCAGATGCGTTCATCGTGGAGAAGAAAGCCGCAGGAGCGCCACTGATACAAGAGTTGCGCAGGATGGGTATCCCCGTGCAAGAGACCAACCCCTCCAGGGGCAACGACAAAATTGTGCGGCTAAACGCGGTTGCGGACTTGTTCAGTTCAGGTACAGTCTGGGCACCAGACACACGCTGGGCCAGGGAGGTCATCGAGGAGGTGGCATCCTTCCCCAATGGCGAGAACGATGACTACGTGGACACGACCTCCCAGGCGTTGCTGCGGTTCAGACAGGGCGGGTTCATCAGTTTGAACACCGACGAGAAAGACGACCCCATCTACTTCCGCCGTAAGGCGGCGTATTACTAAGGACAGACATGGCAACCAATATCGACAAAACGCTTTACCAACAGCCCCAGGGCATTGACGAGTTGGGGGAGCAAGAAGAAGCGGTTGAGATCGAGATCATTGATCCTGAAGAAGTGAACATTGACGGTCCTGGCTTTGCGATGTCCATCCGCCCAGGCGACGAAGAAGACGACACGTTCAATGACAACTTGGCCGAGGAGATGGACCAGTCTGCCTTGGACACCATGGCTGGGGACTTGGCAGGAGACATCGAGAACGACAAGAACTCCCGCAAGGACTGGGAGAAAGCCTATACAGACGGGCTAAAGCTGCTCGGTCTCCAGTACGAGGATCGCACGGAGCCTTGGAACGGCGCGTCTGGCGTGTTCCACCCAATGATTACCGAGGCGGTTGTGCGCTTCCAGTCTGAAACGATCACGGAGACCTTCCCCGCGCAAGGCCCGGTGCGGACCAAGATACTTGGCAAGCAGACCCCAGAGAAACAAGAAGCCGCTGTCCGTGTCGAGTTCGACATGAACTACGAGCTGACAGAAGTGATGCGTGAGTTCAGGCCCGAGCACGAGCGCATGCTGTGGAGCCTGCCAGCCACGGGTAGCGCGTTCAAAAAGGTGTACTACGACCCAAGCCTGGGGCGGCAGGTGTCGATGTTCATCCCGGCTGAAGACATCATCCTGCCCTACGGGGCCACGGACTTGGACACTTGCTACCGCGTCACCCACACGATGCGCAAGACCAAAAACGAGATTGTGAAACTTCAAAAAGCCGGGTTCTACCGCGACGTTGAGTTGCCCGATCCGTCCAAGGAGCAGACCAATATTCAGAAAGCCAAGGACAAAGAGACGGGGTTCAGTGACCTGAACGACGAGCGCTATATCATCTTTGAGTGCCACGTTGACCTGGACTTGGAAGGCTACCAAGACAAAGACGATGATGGCGAAGAGACTGGTATTGCTCTGCCATACGTAGTTACCCTAATAAAAGGGACCAACGAGGTGTTGGCCGTTCGCCGCAACTGGAAGGAAGACGATGACCTGCGACTCAAGCGACAGCACTTTGTCCACTACCAATACATCCCCGGATTCGGGGCTTATGGCTTTGGTCTTTTCCACCTTATCGGCGGGTTTGCCAAGTCTGCAACCAGCATCATGCGCCAGCTTGTCGATGCGGGTACGCTCTCCAACCTGCCGGGGGGCCTCAAAACTAGAGGGCTTCGCATTAAGGGTGATGACACACCGATTCAACCCGGCGAGTTCAGAGACGTAGACGTTAGTTCTGGAGCGCTCAGAGACAACATCCTGCCCCTGCCGTACAAAGAGCCAAGCGGCGTTCTGTATCAGTTGCTGGGCACCATTGTGGAGGAAGGCCGACGGTTTGCCGCCACGGCGGATATGAAGGTGTCGGACATGAGCGCACAAGCGCCTGTGGGCACGACCCTGGCTCTGCTGGAGCGTCAGTTGAAAGTGATGTCGGCTGTCCAGGCACGGCTGCACTACAGCTTCAAACAAGAGCTGCAACTGCTGGCGGGGCTGATTCGGGACTACACAGACCCCGAGTACGACTACGACCCAGACAAGTCCACCAGACGCGCCAAGCAAGAGGACTACAACCACGTTGACATCATCCCGGTGAGTGACCCCAACGCGGCCACCATGAGCCAGCGGGTTGTGCAGTACCAAGCCGTGATCCAGATGGCACAGATGGCCCCGGACATCTACGACTTGCCCCAGTTGCACCGCCAGATGCTGGCGGTCTTGGGCATCAAGGATGCAGACAAGCTCGTGCCGTTGCCTGACGACCAGAAACCACGCGACCCTGTGACGGAGAACATGTCCGCACTCAAGATGGAGCCGCTCAAAGCGTTCTTCTACCAAGACCACGAGTCGCACATCAAGGTGCACATGATGGCCATGCAAGACCCCATCGTCATGCAGTTGATCGGCCAAAACCCCAAGGCACCGCAGATTCAAGCAGCCATGATGGCGCACGTTGCGGAGCACGTAGGGTTTGGTTACCGCCAAAAGATCGAGCAGCAGCTTGGTATGCCCCTGCCCCCGGCAGACGAGAAACTGCCCCCGCAGATCGAGGTGGCTCTGTCAGGGATGATGGCGCAGGCAGCACAACAAGTGCTCCAGCAAAACCAACAGCAAGCTGCCCAGCAGCAAGCACAGCAACAACAGCAAGACCCAGTGCTACAGATGCAAAAGCAAGAGTTGCAGATTCGCCAGCAAGAAGTGCAAATCAAGGACAAGGAAGTTACAGGCAAGCTGGCTATTGAGGAAAAGAAACTGCAAATCGACGCCATGGCCAAGGTTGGCAAGTACCGAATGGACAAAGAAGAGCAAGCGCTCCAAGCGGCAGAAAATGCGGGCAAGTTTCAGATGTCCCAAAAAGAACAACAGTTCAACAACCAGCAAAGGATGGGGGATGCCCTACTGCGGGTTGATGACCAGTTGACTAAGCGTAGAGAAACCCAACGAAAGGACACCCCTAAAACATGATCGAAGATTTCGCACGCGTATTGCGCGAACAAATACGCACCGACATGAACAACTACGCAGATGACTGCGCTGGTGGTGCGTGTCGCACTTTTGACGAGTACCAAAAACTTTGCGGGATCATTCAGGGTCTGGCCCTTGCAGAGCGTTACATCATTGACCTTGCAAAGAAAGTTGAACAATCCGATGAGTGAACTCGTACTAGAACCGGGGCAGTTTGCCCTGCCTGAAGCAATCCAACCCGTCGCTGCCCCGGCAGAAGACGCAAACAACGACGAGAAAGCAACCATGCTGCCAGAGCCAACAGGCTGGAAGCTGCTGTGTGCGGTGCCAGACATATCTGAAAAGATTGACGGTACTGAGCTTGATCTTGTAAAGCCTGGAACCTACATGCGCCAAGAAGAACACGCCACAACTGTTCTGTTTGTGCTCAAGGTCGGCCCTGACGCATACAAAGACACCACCAAGTTCCCCGCAGGCGCGTGGTGCAAGGCAGGAGACTTTGTATTGGTACGTACCTACTCGGGTACGCGCTTCAAGATTTTCGGTAAGGAGTTTCGCTTGATAAATGACGATCAAGTCGATGCTGTTGTGCAAGACCCTCGCGGGTTAACCCGCGCTTGATGGAGTAGACATGGCTGAACAATACAAGTTCCCAGACGAACTGGATGACGAAAAGACCTCCCAGGTCAAAGTGTCCGTGGAGGATGACGGTGACGTAGAAGTCGAAGTCATTGACGACACCCCCATCCAAGACAGAGGCCGCAGGCCCCTGGACCGGGAGGTGGAAGACCCCACGGACGACGAAATTGAGTCATACACCCAAGGTGCCCAAAAACGCATCAAGGAGTTGACCCACGCACGCCACGACGAGCGCCGGGCCAAAGAAGCCACCATGCGCGAGAGGCAAGAACTCGAGCGTCTTACACAGCAGCTCATTGACGAGAACAAAAAGT